AATGTCTAATTACTCCAGAAACAATAACCATATTAGTAGTGAGCAGACTGACAAATATGATGCTGCGAATGATAGCAACATAATTGTCATAAGGTTTTGTTTTATCATCACTGAAACTCCCTAATGAATACTTCCATATCTGCCAAAGTCTCACCATACTTATTCTTCCTCGTATGAACATATTCTAATTCTTTCCAGTGTTTTGGAAAACATAGTAAAAGTGTGTGAATATATTTGTGTCTTTCATTCTTCGTGTATTGACAATTGGGTTTTGGTTTAATACCAGTTTCAATTGTAATATACTGATCATCATAAAAATATACCCAACCCTCAACATCTACGTGATCTGTCTTCCATCGAACATAATCATCAACTTGAGGAATATACTTCATGAGAACGCTGCCATTAAAGGGTTAAGATTTAACTGCATAGCACTATAAGGTCGAGTATTAGTTATATCTACCTTATCTCCGTGCTTGGTGGAGTTAATAGGCGCATGATAGCACCTCTTTGTTCTGCTGTAGAAACCCCAGATTGACTGAGGTGGTGTGTCAGTATAAGAGAACATGCCATGGTTGATAATCCAAATAGCAAGCATATTTTTTCGATGCTCTGTAACCTTGTAGGAGTAACCTTCTGGTGGTTCATGAATGAAATCAGGGGGCAGTTCTAGTAGGTTCATCATCAACGAAAATTCCCTCATAGTCTGGATACATTGTAGCAACAATATACTGTGCAAGTGTTACTGTAGGTGCCACTACATAAACCTCCACATTATATGGGAGTTGTTCATCAGTCTCACCACCTTGCATGGTAAGTTCCACCTCAACTCTCCACACATTTCCATTCTTGAGGTGTTGATCCCAAGAAACTGTGACATCAGGTTTCATCTTTCTTCACCTCTTTCTTTGGTTCATATGGATGTGCAGGTTTATGTTCCCTATCCATAGGTTTAGATCCAGTCAAATCTCTACGAGATTGATTACTGATGATGATAAACGCATCTTTGTTGTACTTACGCACACCATAAGGTGTTGACCATTTCTTGTTGTAGTTCTCACCCTGATGGATACCAGAAACTACAGTCCCACCAATCTCCACAATAATGTCATCACCCTCTTCCCAATTTAGTTTTTCAACCACGGAATTGATCTGTTCAATAATAGTGGGTGCTTCCATAACGTGTTCTTCTGGATCAAGTTTTCCATTCATGTAGTAAATTCCTCAACAATTTTGGATTCAAGTTCCTCTGAAAGTGCATAAGTGCGTGACTTCAGAATATTTTCACGAAGATGTGCATAGTATTGACTATTAAAGTCTCCTTCATCTGCACTGGTAATGAGATCAAAGCACTCATTATCATCCTGTGCGATTACATTCCAAATGCCTCCATATTCACTAGATGGGAATGGAACATAGTGGTCAACGATGTAGAAAAGCTTAGTCATTGTCTCCGATGAATTACCTCTTAATTCTATCATGAAAAAAAGAATTCTTCAAGGTAGTAATCAACAGTCACCTCAAGTTCTGCTGCCTCCCTCTCAATTTTAGACCAAAAATCTTCAGCAAGATTTTCGTAATACTTTTTTTCTTGATCAGTCATAGTGTGGTGAATACCTCTTTAATATACAGAAGATTGAAGCAGAGTGTGAGAAATGAGGTCAGTTCAACCACCGTCCACCTGACAACCTGCCATAGCACCACCAACCACACCAAGAGGAATCGCCCACAATCTACCAGCATCACGCGATAGTGCAGCACCTAAACCACCACCAGCAATGCCACCTAATATAGATCCCTCGACACAGGAATTGTTATCCACATCACCCACATTGGGGTATTGTTCTTCATTGTGATAATGAGGAGTAGTCTGAGGGATGTAATCTCGTTCACATGCAACCTCAACACGTTTGCGGTAAGTTTTCACATATCCAGGTCTCTTTTCTGTTCCTGGTACATATTCTTCTCTATATTCTTTGCGGTAACACTTTTGCTCTTCAGCATAACCACCCCTAGATCTGTATCCCGTAACAGGACCACCAGCGAGTGCAGGTGCAGATGTAACACCAATTAGCAGTGCTGCAAGTGCTAGTTTCATGGAATTTGTTTAACTATTAGTAATTTATATCAAAAAAAGACCCCTGTCAAGGGGTCTTGTGACACTATTCGGATTGTCTTGCCTTTCGTACAAGATATTCTGCAAAATCTTCCATCTTATCAGGATGTATTGCCCTAATATCACATTCCTCTACCGCAACTTTAATAGAATCGATTTCATTTTGATTCAATTCTTTATTCTTTGGTAGAGTCATTGGCAATCTCCTGGTATGTGTGAACATCCTAACACGAATGTCTCACATTATCTATAATCTTAAGGTTCTCTTTCGATTTTTGTCACGGGAGTTAATGGTTCAATTGATTCCATTTCCAACCAAACACTTTCAAGATCCTCTGATTTCCAGAAGTCATCCCAATCTTTTTCGGTTGCTTCACTAATCATTTTGTGTCTCCTTCTTCCTCAACTTTTTCGCTGCTTTGATGCGTTTCTTCACCAGTTTGGCAAATCTTACATCTTCCGCAGTATACCAGTCAGGATGCTTCTTTGCACGTTTGATAATAATCTTAGCTGCTTTTTTGTCCTCCATAGCACATACTTGAACTGTATGTGCTATTTATTTTAGTAGAGCTCTTCTTCTTTCTCTGTTTCGACTACACAATCACTGGTTGGATACGATACGCATAGTAGTGCAAACTTTGCTTCAAGTTGATCATCGTCTAAGAACGATTGATCACTTTGATCTACAGTACCACTGACAATTTTACCAGCACAGGAAGAACATGCACCTGCACGGCAAGAGTATGGAAGATCAACACCTGCCTCTTCAGCAGCATCTAAGATGTAAGAATCATCAGGACAATCAATAACACTTTCGGTCCCATCAGGTGCTTTAAGTGTAATGGAGTAGTTCATGTATCGTTTTGTTTGTTGTGAATATTATATATTACAGAGAAATGTTTGTCAATCCTCTTCTGTTTCGGTTTCAGGTTTTTTATTGAATCCAAAAGGACCAACACCTGGAGTGTCAAAATTACGACGTTTTTGTGCCATATCACAGACAGTTTCCATCACCTTAATTGTATCTTCTACAGTACAATTCTCTGGCATATTACGATGCACGATGTCAAAGAGTGGGAAGAACTCTTTTGCTGCATCATTCACCTCTGCGGGTGTGAGTGGATCATACTCTTTCATCATTTACCTCCAGTGTCATAACCAAATTTGTCATCTTGTTCTTTAAGTTTACGCATACGAATGTCTTCGTGCAGTTTTGCAATTGCAGCACGAACTTCAGGAGTATCATTATACTCCCATTCATCATTCTTTTTGTTCTTAAATGTTTTTTTACTCATACAAACTGCCTTAGTTTTGTTAGGATAATTTTGTATGCTTCTACTATATCACCTTCTCCTTTACGAAACAAGTCCTTATCAAACCGTTGCGTTTTATCTTTACTCCACAACCTCATGTTGTCTGGTGAGAGTTCATCAGCCAAGAAAAGATCGCCGTGAGCATCATATCCAAATTCTAACTTAAAGTCAACTAGATCAACACCACACAACAAAAATAGTGGTTGTAGTAAATCGTTAACATTACGAGTCTTTTCAATCAATGGTTCTGTATCGATACCCATCAACTTCACACGATCTGGTGTGAGTAAGGGATCATTCTTGCTATCATCCTTGAGAAAGAACTCAATGATGGGAGGTTGAATAAGGAAACCCTCAGTAATATTTGTAGTTTTTACAATAGAACCAGCTGCAATATTTCTACAGATGACTTCCACAGGTGCAATCTTTAGTTTCCTACATTTCATACTATCCAGTGAAGGACAATCAATAAAATGTGTTCTAATTGAATTACTTTCCAGATACTCAAATAACATTGCTGTCATTAAACAACAGATTGCACCCTTTCCTTTTGGATACTCAATCATCTGTCCATTTCCAGCAGTCACACAATCCTCATAGCGAATCAATACTTCCTCAGGATTGTCTGTTTCAAAAAGTGTTTTTACTTTTCCTTTTAAGATTTCATTCACAGTTTACCACCTACGAAAGCATCACCAACAACTCTTGTGTATTGCTCAAGTGTTCCATCTTGCTCACACTTAAGATGCCAACGTGACATCACTAGAACACCATCATATGTCGCACCAGTGAGAAAATTATCACCATTCTTTTTAATACTGGTGAATAATCCATACCTAGTTTCTTTGATGTAGAAAGCATCATCGATCCAATCTACTTCCGCAATCTCTGGATGTACGTTAATCTCGGTCATTTCTTACGTTTTGAATTGCTAGTAGTGTTTCTAGTGGAATCCATGTTGGATTTTCTTCCGCGAACTGTACTTGTACTTCCGTTACGACTTTTTCTAGTTGTTTGCTGTACGTTTGTCTTGTGTTTTTGACTGGACTTAAGGGATTTGCCGTCACGATTTAATACCTTATAATCTCTTGGTTTCAGTTTACACCTATCCAAGTATTTTTGCAAGTGTTCCTCACACTCAAAGTGGCACACGGTAAGTGCGACACCTTTCACATTATGACAATCTTTATTTACTTCCAATCGCCACGGAAATGTTTCATACGGAAACAAAATATGAAAGTCCGGGTCAAGAATACTAGATCGAATCATTCACTTCCCTCATGCGAAACCTTTTACAGTCTTTTCTTGTATTGGTTCAATTACATTAACTTTACAATCTCTCCACTTACGAACACATTGAAACCAATATACTTTCATCTGCTCATAATCATCAAAGACTATAGAACTTTGATTATCATTGAATATCAACTCATAATGATGTCTATCATATGAATCACTGGAAGTTTGAGTGAAATACTGTGGGTCTTCAGGTTTAATCAATTCCATCACATATACATCCTATCTTGTACAAATTTAATTTTATCCATCAATTTATAGTGATTAACTGATGGTGCTATTGATTCACGACACTTTGCAATAGTAAAACTATTTGTACATTGCATAACGTGATGAAGGTACTTCAATTCCTCTGGTGTAAAATTCATTTCAAATTCTATTGTGAGTTTTTAGAAGCATCAGGACTAGGATAAGTTATGATGATTCTTTCTGATAGTTCTCCACTAGAATTGTAAAGTGATTGTTTGTGCCAGGTTCCATTAACAATTTTACAAATGTTGTCAAGTTGAATTTCTATCATGAAACGTGAAGTCTGTTTGTCCATCAATACCACCTTTTTGTTTTGAGATAGTTAAGAACTTCCTTACGAACGTCCATCAATTCATTATAGCATAACTGATTGTGAGCACACTGACGAAGAGCAGGATCGGGTTTGATTACAGACTCGATAAAAATATCAAGTCCACGATTCCACTTGTCCTGTTTATTTTCTTCATCAGGAATCTGATTTTGATCTTTCATTTAATAATCTCCCAGTGATCATCGGATGATTCGTTCATCCAAAAAAAGTATTTACCACTGATAGATGCAAGGAATACTTTACCATCCATACGTTGTTCTACACGACATGAGTGCAACTGGTCCATCATGTTAGAAAAACGGTTCTTAGCTTTAGAACTTTTAGGTTTGACACAGAGAAATTCAGTTTTCATTTTGATTAACCTCCACAAAGGTAATTATACAGGGTTTTTAGAATTTGTCAAGTAGAACAGAAGTCACACGGACTCCCCAGTTCATCATCCAGAAGAACGATGCAATGAAGATTAACTTGTGAGTGGCAGTCATACCCCCTGTGTCTTGTATGCACCTACTATAAGACCCCCTAGGGGTCTCCTAGAGGGTCTCTGTGCCACTTTATTGACTGGTCGTTTTCTTCTTAAAGAACTCGCTCTCACACTTGTAGTAGATTCTTAATTGGATGAATTTAGGATCGATGTATGTGATAGATTGTGGTTTGTGGGTAAATGGATTTCGTTGTATTAAAATGTGATCGTATTTGTGAGGTGTCATGTAAACTCATAGGGCACCCCTATTTATGGTGTAGTTAGAACCCATGCTGTTGCTGGGTCTGCTTGATAATTACTTTCGTTCCATACGTAAGACTTCTTTGCTGCTGCTTCATCATCAGTCAGTTTAGGTGCTGCACCAGGATTTGCAGGTGGATACCAAGTAGCAGTGGTAACACCAACTGACCAGGAATTATATGGTTTCTGTGGAATAAAGATATCAGTAGAACCAACTCCAAGAGTTGCAACATTACTCATGTAGGTATATCCAATACCTGCATAGTTGCCTCTCATATTAGCATTATATGAGGTTTGCTTCCAGTTGGTTTCAGCACCAAGTAGTTTTTGACAGAAAGCAACACCAATACTTTCTGCTTCTACACCGTTATTATCAGCAGTGTCTGAATTACTCACAACAATGACTTGGGTGACAACATTATTATCGTCCAATTGTGCAAAATAAGCCATGTTTAATATGTTTTAGATAGTTAGATAGTTAGATAGTTAAGACTACTAATGTCCTGGGTTGTTTAGGTAGGATAACGAACCAAGACAATACCAATACCACCATTACCACCATTTGCTGCAAGTCCAGGATCCCACCATCCGGCACCACCTCCTCCACCAGTATTTGCAACGGCAGGATTTCCTCTATTATCATCTGCCGGAGCACTATTAGGACCACTACCAGATGGTCCACCACCACCAGTTCCACCTGGAGCAGGACTAGTCGTTCCACCATTTTCAGAACCAGCACCACCGCCACCACCATAAAGACCAGTCGGTCCTACAGCAGTTTTCCAATCGGA